GGGCTCATCTAGTCCCTCTGCCCCTGGCTCATCGAGGTCGGCTCCAAACTCTGCTTCAAGACCGCCTGTAGTTCCTCCTCCCTCGTCTGTAACTCCTTCTTGACTAGCATTCTCTAAGGCTGCGCCAAGTTTCTTATCAAAGAACATCTCTCGTTGCATGCGGACAATCTCTTCTTCTGGAAGGTTGAAAAGGTTTTTTGAAATCCATCTTTTACTAAAGAACCCTTCAGTTGCCGCTGATGCCACATCGAACTTGGTTCTCCAAGATTCTAGTTCTTGTAATTCAGCAAGCTTAGATGGATTATTAAGAGATAGATCAAAAGAGACCAAATCTTTGCCTCGATAGCCCAAGGTAAAAAGATGAATAATTCCAATTTTTTCCAATTCAGATACCACTGATCTTTGGAGTCTGTGAATCGTTCTTGCAAATCTAATATCTTTCTGGGCCAAAGTAGTCTTGTCTTCATCGCCACCTTCGGTCTGGGCGAGGTATGATGCAGGTATTTTAAGTGCTGAAAACAATTTATCCCTTAAATATTTTACATCGTCAATGTCTCCCGTATATGTGCCTCCTGGCAAAGATTCAATTCTTGTCGCCTGATTTCCTCTTTGTGGAATAAAATAATCTTCTTCTACAGAAAGAGGGTTGTAACGAAGGTCTACTCGTCCATTGTCAGAATCAACAATTTGATTGCGCTTCATCTGAGTCATTACTTTTTGCATGTATTGTTCAACGTCATTTGGCGCAACGTTACCTACATCAACATAAAAAACTCGACGTTCTGGGGCTCGGACAATTCGATAAGACATCATAGCATCTTCTAGAAGTGTAAGCTGACGCCAAATTCTCCTCGCAGAATCTAAAATGGAAGTTCCATATGGAGCATATTTATCGTTTCCAAGAATCCTAAAGTGACCTACCTGCCAATTTTCAAAAGTAATTCCTCCAGAATTCCACTGATAGGTTACATAGTTTGGATTAGTCTTGTCTACACCTTCCATTCTTTCAACTTCGGCGGCGGGGAGCCCTACTGCATATTGAACACCTTCGCTATCATCTATATCTAGATACAGAAAAAAGTCTCCATACTTACACATGGTCCTACACCAGCCAAAAAGATTGAACTCTATGTTTAATGTTTCTTGATATAGGTGCTCCAGTACAAATTTAATTTCTTCGTTACGACACTTGATTGTTAACAATGGGTTGATTGGCGTTGATGTTGTCATTTCATCTGCGTAAATATCTAGAGCCGACGCGATTTCTGGAGTGTATTCCATTTGATCAAAATCTGCATATCTTTCAGCGCGATTTTGATTGGTCATAAAGTTTGGCGCTAGAAACTCGTAAGGATTGTATTGTCCGCGCTTAAAAGATTGCCCACTGCTGGATTGGAAACTATACTTGTTTAACTGCCGCCTCTTTAATCGACGAGGTTGTTGTTGTCTGTAATCTGCTAAGGGTCCAGATAAAAGACGAGTGAGTTTTCTATACAATGTATTTTTAGGATTGCGCGGATTGTAATTGTTGTTTTTTGCCATTTATTTAACCCTTGAGAAGCCAGATGAAATCTTCTGTTTGTTTAATCTGCTGTGTCTTTTTGTTTTTCTTGTATCCTACCATGCCAGGTATGGCAGTGTTCAACTTAGATGTTGATTTTATCGTCGTTGATAAAAACGCTTTTTTGTATTCAATGTCTCTTTTGTTTGTTGCATATACTGTATCTTTGACCCAACATCCAATTGCAAAAGCCATAATTAAATCATCATTGTATTTTTTCATAGCTTGTGGTTTGCCGTTATGCCAAATAAAAGTCTCCATTTCATTAAGTAATCGTTTAGAATACACTGTAACTAGTTTATTTCTAACGAATTCTTCTAATTTTGCAACAACTAATGGTCTAGTCTTAGTTGTCATAGAGAAACCCATTACAGTATTGCTTTTTGTTTCGGCGGTTAAAGGATCTACGTAGTCGTGAGAGGATTTGTATGAATAAAATAAATTTGGATATGCTGCTTCTTGTAGCTTGTCGAGAACAGTCCAACCAATAGTGTTGTTTTCAACCACAAGCATGCACTCTCCAAACTGCCTACCTACATCCAGCAGCATTCTTGCAAACATATCTGGAGTTAGTTTACCCTGGTATTCTCCTACAACCTCCATTGTTTCAATTTTAAAAATATGGAATGTAGA